CAACAACAACTCCAACTCCAACAACAACTCCAACAACAACAACAAGAACAAATCCAACAACAACAACAACAACAAGAACAAATCCAACAACAACAACAATTCCAACAACAACAATTCCAACAACAATTCCAACAACAACAACAACAAGAACAACAACAAGGACAACTCCAACAAGAACAACTCCAACAACAAGAACAACTCCAACAAGAACAACAACTCCAACAACAAGAACAACTCCAACAACAAGAACAACTCCAACAAGAACAACAACTCCAACAACAAGAACAACTCCAACAACAAGAACAACTCCAACAACAAGAACAACTCCAACAACAAGAACAACTCCAACAACAAGAACAACTCCAACAACTCCAACAACTCCAACAACTCCAACAACTCCAACAACTCCAACAACTCCAACAACTCCAACAACAACTCCAACAACACCAACCACAATCAGAAGAAACAGAACACATATTGACCACTACGGGAAATTCATCAAGTACATTTGATACCCAAGATCCAAATGAAAATTTTGATAGAAAGTATATAAGATATAAAATAAAATATATACTTTTAAAGAAAAAGTTAACAAAATATATTTAATTATGGAAAATATCTAAAGTTTTATTTAAGATTCTTTCAGAATTAGTTAATTTATTTTTATATTTTTTGAATATAATTTTAACAGCATTAATATTTAATTCTGGTAATGCAGGAATTCCCATCCAATATTTTTTTTTATTTATTAAATCTATTTCAAAATCATTAGGATATAAATATATTATATCAGAATTAGTTGAAATAAATTTTAAACTATAAGGTAATAGATAATTAGATTGTGGTGGTAATACACATAATAATTGAACAAAAGGTTTTAATGGTCTACCAATATTAAATGATATTGTATTAATATTTATTGTATTAATATAATTATATATATCAGTTAAAAATGGAGGATGGTCAAATGGATAATACCAATTCCATGAATTACATTTATCAAAATAATAATTTGTTACCCATTTTAAGCCTATTAAATAATGTTTTACTAAATTTTTACTAAAATTTTCAATTTCATTATCGTCCACATTCCAATAATGTTTATAATATCTTTGCCTTGATAATAATAAATTATCAAAACCTAATTTTACTGGATCATCTATTTTAAATAATATATTTTCTATTCTTAATATTTCTCTTTGATATGGCGTTCCTTCAATATTAACTTTTTTTTTGATATTATAATAATTATGTTTAAGTGTTTCTTCTTCATTATTTTTAAGATTTTTAATAAATTCAGTAAGAAATGGAATATTAATATTATTATCATTAATAATAAATTGGATATCATTATTTTCAAGAAAAATATGTTGTAATGTAATAGAATAATTAATAATTAATTGTTCAATACCATTATTATATATATCTAATGCATATATATGAGGTAGAAAGTCATTTCCTAAGAAATAACACATAAAAATAAAATCTTTAATTAAATTATCATCATTAATTTTACTAATATTAATAATATTATTATTTTTATTAATATATTCTTTTATGGTAGTTGATATTAAACTATTTAATATATCAATATTTACAAAATTATAACCTGTATCTTCTTTATTAAATTCTTTTCCTTCTCTTAATAAAAATATATTTTTAACATTACTTGATAATGATAAAAATATTAAGTCAGCATCTAAACCATATATAACATAGTTATTATTACTATTAATTTTCATATATTGCAATAATTTATGTTCTCCTTCACTTGGAGTATAACAAGAAGAATAAATTATTTTAAAAGTTGTAGATTTCATCCAAGTAAGTATATAATCATGTAATTTTTTCATAAATTGTGTTCCAGGAGTAATAGCACTATTATTCCAATATGGTGGTATTGGTTCATTATATTTTTTTTTTATACTATCCCATATTTTTTTATCATGTATAGTTTTATATCTTCTTAATCTTTGTTGTTTAACTTTAGCAATTGGAGCTACACCATCTATAGCAATATATGTTCCTTTTAGAGGTGCTACAAATTCAATAAGTGATGTAATATATTCAATAATACTTTTAATCATTTTATGTTCAAGTTCTTCAGTGTTATTAACAAAACTTGTTTCAACAACTTTAAAACATATGGGATGTATTAATGAATTAGCATCAATTAATAAATAATCTGTTTTTTTAGTTAAAGTTTTTTTAGTAATTAGATTATTATTTTTATATTTTTTAGTTAACCATAAGAAAAATCCTGGAACTCCCATTTATCATATATAAGAGTAATTTTTTAAATATAAATATTTCAATTTTTTATTCTAATACATAATATATGACATCTCATGATGAATATTATGGAAAATATATAAAATATAAACAAAAATATGAATTATTAAAAAATGATATGAATGGAGGATATTGGTGGCCCTTTACTAGTAAAAGTATTGTTGAACAAGAGCAAACTAATTTTTCTAATAAAAGTATTATTAAAGAAGATAAACCTAGTTATTTTTCAATATTTTCAGGTTTAAATGACCAGCAATCATATAATTATTTACTTAAATATTCGTATTTTAATTTATTTTTTTGTGATATACCAAAATATTTAAAAGAATTAAAACAAAATGGAGGTGAACTACCAAAACAATTATCAAATCTATTACCAAAACAATTATCAAACCTATTACCAAACCAATTATCAAACCAATTACCAAAAGAATTACCAAAAAAAGATGATAAAGACCCAAGAAAATATGTATTATGGACTATAGCAAATCCAATATATAATGAATTAATGGAAAACAATCCCAACTATCCAGAACTATCATATTCAAATAGTATGAATAATTTAAATAGTTATATTATTACTATTATTATTAAAAGAATATTTCAATTAGAATTAGAAAATAAAACAAGTTTATCAATTAATACTGAAACATTAAGCAAACAATTTAAACAAATTGGATTATATATATATATTAAATTATTTCAGTTATTACATAAACATGGTTCTATTCAAAGTAATTTAATACAAAATAAATTGGCACAGATTGATAATGCAATAACTGTAAATAGTATAATAAAAAAATTAGAAAAAATAAGACCTATATTTTTAGAGGTATTTAGAAATAACAGTGTTATATCTAAAAATTTAAAGACTTTATTTAGTTCAGATATTGATGAAACAATAAATTTAGAACAAAGAGATAATAGCAATCTAAGTGTAGATATAATACAGTTATTAGGTAGAATAGAAAATAATCCAAAATTTAAACAAATATTAGCTATGGAAAATTTATATTTTTTTAATGCTTTTATTGAATTAACTGTTATTAAATTATTATATAATAAACAAACATTTTCTGATAAACAAAAAAAAGAACTTGAAACTAATTGTTTTGATACAACTCAATTAAAGTCTGAATCTAGAACTTCATCAACTAATAAAGTATCTAAAGAAGAAGAATCTACAAATGAACAACCTACAAATGAAATATAATACTATAATTTATAATGTTAATTGATAATAAAGATATAATAATGTAATAGTTATAGCTAAACTTGGATATTTATTATAATAAAATATAATAAATAATATTAATAATAATTTTATCATTAAATAAAAGTTAGATATTTTTATAAATAAATTAATTTGGGTCAAATCCATCTAATGCTTCCATATAATCATCTAAATCATCATTTGGTTCATATTCATCAATATCATAAGAATCTTTAGCTTCATTATCATCGTATATTTCATTAACTCTATCAGGATTATTAATTTCTTCAATAGACATTAATTCTTGATAATGTCCAATAACTTTTAATGTTTCATCTATATATGGTGTTTCATTAATAAGTTGATAATCAAATTTTCTTATATTATAATTATTATAAGGTCTATAATAAAAATTAAATAGATATTTTATTATTTTAATTATAATATAAGCCAATTCAGTTATTATTTCATTATTATTATCTAATAAAATTGATAGATTATTAATATAATAAAATAATATTTTAGTATCAGTATTAACTATATTTATTATATGCATTAAATCAATATAATGTTTAGATAATTGTAATTTAATATTAGGTATATTATTATCCATATTAATTTTATTAATAATATTTTTATTTACAAATAAATTATCAGTTTTAATTTTTTTTATTCTACTAGTCCCTTCATTAATAATATCTTTTTCTTCATTAGATATTACAGATTTATTAATATAACGGAATTTAATATTAAATATTATAGATTGTGTTCTTGTAATAATTTGTCTTAAATTATTAATTCTATTTCTTATAAGATATGTAATAATTTCATTATCATTTAATATAAATTTAGTTTGATTAATAAATTCATGATTTACATGATATAAATTATAATATTGATTTTCATAACCCAAATATAATAAACAATCTTTCAATGATAATTCAACAGTTAATACAGCATTATTTTTAGTTTTTTTAATTATTTTATTATCATCAGAATATCCAATATATTGTAAAGTAATTAAATCATAGTATACATATATATTCTTAAATTTATAATACATTATACTAAAATTAAATGATGGATGGTCATGTTTTATTATCATTTTATTATCTGATGATAATATAATTATATTATCTTTTAATGGTGTACCAAGATAATCATGATTAATAATATACATTGTATCATTTAAATAAGATACAGTATCTTTAATTTTAATTTTATTTCCTAATATATTAGTTATTTTATTTATAAATTCTGTTATATATGATATAATTTTAATATTATCAAATGATTTATTTAAATCATTAATATTTTTGATAATTTTATTATTTTCTTCAATTAATTTTGATTTTATTTTTTTAGTGTTATTAATATTAATAATTGATAATTCATTTAATTTATTATTAATATTTTTTTCTAATTTTAATAAATCATTTTGACTTAAATTTATTTTATTATTATATAAACCGCAATTTGTACATATACCTGAGCTATCAAAACTATGTAATTCTCCTGTAATACAATATTTTAATGATAAATTTTTTAAATTTATCATTTTAAGTTTATCTAAATATGTAGTATCATTATTTTTTGTTTTTATTAAAGTTTTATTACTACTTACTAAATCATTATAAGTTTTATTACATAAACTACATACTAATTCATTATTAAATACCCAATTATGAAAGGAACCATTATCACAATTAGTAAATATATTTAAGTTATTGTTAATTTTATATATAGATTTTTGATTAATAATTAGAGTATCCAAATCACATATAGGTTTAATATTAGTTATATGTTCAAAAGAGTTATTAGTTATATCAATATAATCTATTTTTTTGTTAATGAATTGTAATTTTTTATTTATTTCATCATAAGATATAGTTTTATTAAATTTTTCAGATATTTTTTGCAATATAGTATTATCATTAAAAGTATAACTAATTTTAACATTTAATCTTGTATTAATTACTTCATATAAATAATTTTTATTATTAATTTCTAAATTAGCTTCAAATAATGAATTTAATAAATCTATAACAGTATGAATTATTGTTTTTTGTAAATTAATATAATATAATGTTTTATCAGTTATTGTTTTATCAGTTAATGTTTTATCAGTTAATGTTTTATCATTAAATAACCATATATTATAAGATATTAATATACCACTAAAATAATATATTACATAAGATAACAATGGTATTTTAGTTATTAATATTTTTTCTTTTTGTCCCAATCTTAAATATAATCCATTAAATAAATTATCTGAAATTTTAGTAAAAAATAAATAATTATATTTTTTATCATTTTTAAAATTTATTATTTGTCCAACATTAATTTCAGATATAATAATAACAATCATATATGCAATAATATTATTATATTTAATTATTTTATAATAATCAGTATCTAAACTACTTGTTAAAAATATTTCATCTTTAAAATCAAAGAAAAATAAATTTGTTAATTGTGAATTTATTCCATATTTTTTTTGATATAATTCCATACGGTTTTTTGGTTGAGTTTTTAACCATTGTGTATGAATTAATATCAAATCTATAATATCTTTTGTTATCATTCTTCTTTTTAATCTTGGGATTGGTGTATTTCCTAAATATGATACTAAATCAATACTATAACAAAATTTTTCTATATTTTTATCAATATTTCTTATACTTTTAATATATTTTTGATATTTTGGTATTTCTTCTAATCTTTGACTATATCCAATTGATGTAGTTTGAAATATATCTAATTCTTCTATATAAGTTCCTTCAACAACAAATTTTTGTAATGGAACATTTTCATTACAACTTTTACATATATAATCACCTGATTCATTTGTTTTAACATATTTTTTTACAAAATTAAAGATAGCTTGATTAAACTCATCACTTTTTCTAGATATTTTATGAATATCAGACCATTTTATATAATGATGACATAATGGTAAATTTGCAAATTGTAATACATCAATTGAAATTATAGTTTCTCTTAATGCAATTATATTAGCTTTTGTAGATTTAATATTTAAACTTGGTAATTTAATTATATTTTGTCTGTGTTTATAATCATCTTCTAATATAACTTCATACTCTTTAATTTTATTTAAAGATATATTTTGTATAATATTATTCTTAATAGTATTATTAATATCAAAATCAAATAACTTATTTTTATAATAAGTTAATATTTTATCAAAATACCATGAATTTAATTCATTAAATTTATTTAATTTATCATTTATATAATTAGTTATAATTTCAACATAATAATTAAATATTTCATTTAGCATTAATGTAATATTATGAGTATCATTAGAAGTTCCATAATCTACATAAGTTTTAAAGTTAGGTGTATCAGTTTCTTTATTAAAAATCCAATAATATAATTTATCATATTTATCATTATTAAATGATTTTAATAAAGTTTTTACAAAAATTTTGAATCCATTTTCTTTATTAGGATTAATATTTACTAAATCTTTTACATTAAAACAATTTAATGATTTCATTAATGGATTTAATGCAATACCAATTATATTTATATCAATATTACTATTTCCAATTCTTAATTCTAATGGTTCCTTAGGTTTATATGATATATTAGTATTTCTAATACAACTGATTGTATTAGTTGGTCTCATTTTTAGTACATTAAAAATAGAATTTTTAAAATTTACATAAGCATATTTTTTAAGATTTAATAAATCAATTAATAAATCAATATCAGAAGCATTTTGTGTAAAACCTAATTTTAATATAAGTTTACTATCTTCTATATTATTATATAACACAGCTTTTCTTGCTTCTAATGGTTTAAAAAATAATTTTTCTGTATCTAATTTTAATTTAGGATTTTTAGATAATAATGGAGAATAATAATTTATAACAGAATTCATTTTATTAGTAATATATTTTATTTTTGTATTATCTTTATTAGTATCATCAATATCATATTTTTCAGTATCTTTATGAAATCTCATAAATTCTTCAGTTATTGGAATAATAATTTTTTTATTAAACATATAATTAATAATATCAAAATTATTAGAATCAATTGATTTATATTCTTCTAAATAACTATAAATATCTTCAGCTAAACCAGATTTTAATTGAATAGGATTTAAAAAATTTTGAATTATATTAATATCAACAATTTTTTTTTTAGTAGGAACTACAACATCAATAAAAATATATTCTGCAGATTCTTTCTCAATATTATTTAATATTGTCATTGTATTAGTTCTATCTTCTTTGATATATATTTGTCTGAAAATGATAGTTTTAATAATATTATGAAAATTATTAGGAACTAAAAAATAATCAATAATATAATCATCGCCTAATTCAATAAATAATCTATTAGTAGATTCATATTTAACAATATTATTATTTAATAAAATTTTAATTTTATCAATTGTTTTTGTTTGTAATAAGGATAATATATTTTTAATATCATTATAATAAATAACTAATTTTGAATTATTATCACTATTAAAGAAATCAGGGATTTGAATAATAGCATCTTTTTGATATCTACTTATTTCAATAATATTAGTAATATATAAATCTCTATTTCCAGCATAATGATAAGCTAATCCTAGGAAAATATAATAAGCACAATATCTTTTAATCATATTTATTATAATTTCATAATTATTTTTATTTTTTATAATAACTAGTATATCATTAGCTGATAAAGATTTAATAAATGTATCTATATATTTTAATATATCTAATTGGTATATAACAAAATTTATATCAATCTTAATTTTTTCAAATACTTTATTCTTATCTAAAAATTCATTAAAATTATTTAATATATTATCAAACATTTCATCTATTTGATTAACATACATTTATATTATTATACTTTGGATAAAAAATAATATAAAAAACATAAAAATATATTTTATTTTTTTAATATTAATTTCTAAAATAATATATATAATGACTTCAGTTATTCAAAAAATCTTAACTTCAGAAACTGATCCTAATCCATTATCTGGCGGACTGCATAGCACCGTTAATGGCGGCATGCATAGCACCGTTAATGGCGGTATGCATAGCACCGTTAATGGCGGTATGCATAGCACCGTTAATGGCGGCATGAAAAATGGGCAAAAACTTAATAATGAATCTAATGATAAATTCTATGATGCTAATGTATTATTATCAATGTTAACTAGTGAAGAACCTCCTAAACAACATAAAGGTGGTGCAGTTCTTGATACAGATACTCCTGGATTACAAAATAAATTATCTACTTTATTAGATAATACATTATCCACTACAGAATTTAATACTAAAATTAATAAACAATTAAAAGGAGGAAAAGATAGTGATGCAAGTGTTAATACACAATTTTTAGAAAATAAATTATTAAATCTTATTTCTGATAAAAAACCTTTATCTGGTGGTGATAAAAAACATTTCTCAAGTAGTAATAAAAATATTAATGTAGGTGATGTTAAAAAATTCTTTGTAGATTTAAAATCTAAAGGTGTTAATGTTGATGTTAAATTAAATGATAAAACATTTTCAGAATATTTTGATATGAGAGCAACAACAACTGATATTAATTCAGTAAAATTTTCACCAACATCTACTGAAAATATGTTAAATGGGAAACTTATGACTCCAACATATAAAAAATCATCTAAAAATAATGTATTTTCAGCTACATCGGATATGCAAGGTGGAAATACATTATTATCAGCTACATCGGAGATGCAAGGTGGAAATGGATTATTTTCAGCTACATCGGAGATGCAAGGTGGAAATGGATTATTTTCAGCTACATCGGAGATGCAAGGTGGAAATGGATTATTATCAGCTACATCGGAGATGCAAGGTGGAAATGGATTATTTTCAGCTAAACCGGATGTTCAACATGATATATTTTTATCAGCTACATCTGAGATGCAAGGTGGAAATGGATTATTATCACCAACCTCTTCAATGGATTCATTACATCCAAGTATGACAGGCGGGAAAAGAGGTGCTAATCCTGGATTTTTAGCACATATAAAATTAAAACAATATATAGCAAAAAAACTTGGAATAAAGGGAGGACCTGATGCTATTAAAATTGCATCAGTAGTTAAACAAGATGCAAAAGACAAATTTCCTAGTTTAGATTCTGTAGCAGTTGCAAAAAAAGCAGAGGAAATTTTTGATAAAAATATAGAACATTATAAAAAATTATTAAAATCTAAATGATTATGATATATTTAGATTAGTTGTTTGTTTATGATATGATAAGTGTGTTTTATGATGATGATGTTTTTCATATAAAATATTAAATTGTTCTCCATCATTTAATATTTCTAAAACTTGTAATTTTTTGATTAGATTAGTTCTAAATGGGTCAAAACTTTTAGAAGCACCATAATCAGTTAACCAAATATGATTATCGCATGCAGAACTAATACCATTATTTAAATTTGGAGTATGTCCTACATATATATTATTAACATTATATATATATTGTAATGGGGTTAACATTTCATTACAAGAATTATCATTATTATTAATAACCATCATACTTTGAAGTCTAGACCACAATGGTGAAAAATCTTGAGAATGAAAAATATCTTTATATAATTTATCTTTTTGTTTAATTCTACCTAATAAATATAGTGTCATAAGTTGATTAATACTTTTTACACTATATTTTAAAATTATTTTAGGTAATATTCCACCATGTATAAATATATTCTTACCTATTATTAATACTACTTGTCTTGTACATGCTAAAAAATCTGCATATTTATTCCCTGGACTAAATAACATTTTTCTTGCAGTTTCTCCATCTTTAATTAAATTACCATTAACTATACTATTGTTAAATTGTTTTAATCCTAAATGTGATACATATCTTAAATCTCCATCAACATTCATTAATTCATGATTTCCTAATAATGAATATACAGCCCCACCTTGTAATTGTGCTTGTTTATGTAATTTAGTAAATAATTCTAATATTGTTATATCATTACCTTCATCATTTGGAGTAGCTAATTTATCACTACAAGGAATACCATTATATCTACATCTATCAACTTGATCACCATTTTGAACAACAACAGTATTCCCACCAATCCAATTATTATTTTTATCAATTAATTTAGCAATTCTTAAAGACCTTAATGTTATATCTAAATCTCCATGTAAATCACCTATAACTATAATTCTATTAACCGGTGGTAATATATAAGGTTGTTCATCACCATAACTACTACATTTTAATTTCCAAACTTGTTTAAAATTATAATTATCTTCTATATATCTTTCTGTATCTTTAATTTGTTTTTTTATATTGCTATACATTATATAATAATATATATATATTATTATATAATAATATTAAAATCATTATTATATAATAATATTAAAATCATTATTATATAATAATATTAAAATCATTATTATATAATAATATTAAAATCATTATTATAT